TGTGCGGCCTTCAAGTTGAGAAATGTTATCACATTGAATCAGAGTATTATCTTCCTTGGTAAGCAGTTCACCAAGATTCTTAACTGACCCATCATAGAAGCCACGCACCTTCAAAGCTGCAAGAATCTTCTTAATCCTTACAGTAATATTGTTAAGTTCCTTAGCCTGTGATTCATATGTGCGATAAATACACTGTGGAGTTAGCCCTGACACACGACGATAAAAGCCAAGTGGTCGCGGTGTAGGGTAAAATCCCAGTAATTTATAGCTATCCTCTACACTTTTGAGAACTTTCTCAGCATCAGGTGAAATGAATACAACTTTCTTAATACTCTTATCCCAGATTTCATGAACTAGAGCCAGTTTGATGTCATCACTTCCATTTGCTGCACCTTTAGTCGAACGTTGCTCAGGTTTCAGTGCATCTTTCGTATAGTTGAATGTCAGTCCTTCTGGGACCTTGCCGAAAAGCTTCTCAACTGCCTTTTTGTCCAGGTAATGATCGTAAGCTATCCAAGGAACTGCATTCCAAGTCTTAGCATAGCCATAAGTGAAGCGATCCCAGGGCACTTCTTCACAGCAAACCTCTTCATACTCTACTTCGTCAGATTTCTCACCATTCTCACCTTCAACTTCTGTAACTTCCGTATCGTATTTAACACGGATAACTCCACGACCGGCTGTGAGAGCATCAAGAACTGACTTAGAAAATAGATCATCAAGTGGTGCATAATTCGGGTTGTTATCGTCAGCTATATAGTTTACAATTCGTATCAGTACTTCTGATGCTATTCTTGCCGTAGGATCTTTGTCATTAAATCTGCGTTTTGCTTGGCATTTTGGCAGATTATTGTAAAGAGCCGGTTTAAGTGTCTGAGTATTGGCATAAAGAATGTTGTAAGGCTGCTCTTCTGGATTATTGTCAGACTCGTACAGTTCAACGACTATATTTGCCTGTTTTCTCCTGTTATCCTCACGCTTCTTCGCAGCGGAAATCTCGTCAAGATACCTTTTTACGTCATCTTCATGTTTTAATTTGCTTTTACTCATAGTTTTCCCGTTGGATACGTTTCTGCTTTAATGATTGCACAATTTGATTGATAGAGCAATCGGTTATATCTGTACCCCAATGTTCTGGTTTAGGGATATGTGACGGTAGCCAAGGTCTTGACATCACTGCATAACGTAATTCATCGGCAGCATGGTCTTCTCCATCAGTATCCAGATCTTCCATATCCTTCTTATCATGTTGAAGTGCTGGAAGAGTACGGATTGTGTCAAAACACTCTTCTGAGAAATACAGCATTGGTACTCCATTCTCACCTTTCATCCTGATTCTGACTTGTTGCCATCCAGGTATACGTTTATTGTCAGCTTTCCGAAACTGCACACCTTCAATGTTCATTTCCTCAGCAATAGAAGGTCCACCATCTCTAGTAAACACAGCTGGGTCAGCCACAGAATATGTGATAACTTCACCAATCTGCTCTCTTTTCCGTATACCCTTAGCAACTGCAGCCGCATTCATATAAAGACCTTTATTTGGATCAGTCTTACCATACCATTCTCGATACTTGTAGATAGCACCTTTCGGCAGCCCCCAAGTACCATCAGAAACGGCATACCATCCTACTGAAAAAGGTTTAGCATATCCCCAATCAAAGGATCTGAATCGAATAGCACCTCTAGGTATCTTCAATCCATAGCTGAAATCAAGTACATGTTCCAGAAGGTTAAATTCGTTAAAGTAAGCACCGTCAACAACATCCCAGCGACCATGTAACCAAGCCTGCACAAGTTGTTCTGATCCAGATTGCCGCAGTCTGATAATATAAGTCGGGTCACTGTTAAGCAACTTTCTGTTATCTGTGAGTTTTGACGGAATAAACACACGTGAAAGATGCACAGTTGTTTGAACACCATCAAGTACAACTACTTCTGTCTCAACAATTTCTTTATATCCCTGTGGTGCTGGATCAATATAACGTGCTTTTACCCAATTGTGTCCAGGCCCACCAGGATTCCCTGTGGCTCTCATACCGACAGGAACATTATTTGCTGATCTCAATGTAGCTTTTAACTTCATTATAGGATCAGGATTTGGGAAATCTGTAATCTCTTCAACATATAGTCGCGTATAGTTGTGACCTTGATAAGCAGAAGCATCCTCATCGCGTTCCAGATAAGCAAACTTCAATCTGGCCCCATTGGGAAACTTCCATTCTGCCCTCTTCTCATTGTACTTAGCACCAAGCAGCGGAAATAGTACTTTTGTCCGAGCAATAACCTCAGCTAACTGCACAAATGCCCTTCTTACAAACAGCCCAATAGCAAACTGCCCATATATATCAGCATGAGCGAGCCAGTCACCGATAGAAGCTTCAGTTTTACCTCCTCCCCGTGCCCCACCAAAGAATATCTCAAATACTGGACAAGCAATCAGAGCTGTTTGCGGCCCAGGTTGAGGTTCCCATATAACTGTAGGTTTAAGTTTATGTTCCATCAGCTGCTGATTACCGAGCCTTCAATCATATTGTCAGGATGATGCTCTTTCAACCATGAATCTGCATCCTTAGCCTTCGGAGGAACCATGACAACAAAGCTATTTGTACTGTTATCTTGTATAGCAACAGTAGGCATAGCTGATTTACCTACAATACCAAGTGCTGTAATAAGTTGATCTGTCGTCAAAACACCTTTGTCAAGACGCTCTTTTAGCAGATCCAACACCCCATGTGTCACAGCCCTCATCTTTTCCTCAGTTGTATGGATTATGCTCGGGTCAATTATCTCACTTTTACGCAATGAATAAGCTGCTAAGAAAGCATCACTAGCAGTTACCCGTCTGACCCAACCTTTGCTCTTGCCAAACTGAGCAGCTATAACCTCGTCATTAGCTTCAGGATGGGTAAGCATAAAATCAATCATATTGTCATGCGTATAAGTTAGTTTTAAATCCCCACCTTTTCCTGTTTGGAGTGGTGTCCGGCTTGATTCCATTTTAGCACCTATACAGTATTGAATTAATAATGCCGAAGTATACCATATTATGCAGCGATGTCAAGAAAAAGTTGATATTGAATTTGACATGAATTGATAGCGATAACGTGTCATGTTATTAATATCAATACCCGTCAAAATGTATATCAATATAACACTGGCTAATCAGATCATACTCAGTGTAAGCCGCGGGATAAGGTAAAATTAATTTGAAGTAAGAAATAACACTGAGAGTATGCTGCTATCAAGGCTATTTCTTTTTGAAATTTTTTTTGGGGAGTGGGGTGAGTTGATATGCTAAAGCTGTCAAGGAAATGTACCCTCCCCCCAGCCGTCTGACCACTCCCCCTCTTCTTTTCCGCAAGCAATTCTCATTTTCAATCAGCAATTAATTCTCATTCTCATACAGACAAGTCACAAAGTCCTACAAAAAATACAGAATTATCCTACTGAATATACCGAACAATACTACAATTGCAAACACACATGGAATGACGGAACTTCGCCACTTCACATTGATATTATCGGGAGGATACGAGGTACTGGACACAATCAACACAAGCAAGCAATCGGAATGAGCCAATGTTGAGAGGTGAGTAAGGTTATTCAGGGGAATTGGTATTAAGGGATTAGGAGGAAATTCGCTGAGGATGAAAAACACTGAGCCAACTTTCCCCAATTTTCACCTCTCAAAAGTAGTAAAATTCCATACCACACAATTCTTGCCCATTCAAGCAACAAATAAACGATTATCATTCAGTGCATTGCTCAATTCATGCTTAAAAAGATACCCTTTTGATTACACTGAGCAATGACACAACTATTTACAATTATCTTGCTCAAATTGGGAACTATTTCACTTTATTTAAGTCATAGCTATATACATGATGTAATTAATTTGCTATAATGTACTTGTAAGGTAATTAATGAGAGGTCAAATTACTTTGCAATCGATCTTTAATAAAACTTTGAGGGATAAAATCATGGAAAAACCAGTGTATGATTATGTTGTAAATAGACTAGCTTGCATATTTTGTGTGGATACTCTAAGTATTACGTATCAAGAAGGAAAAAAAAATACTTTATAGTTGAGACCGTGATAGATAAATTAAGTGAACCTATCGAAAAGTTAGTAATAGATTGCTCAGTACACTTTGGGGTGGATATTGAAATAAAGCTAATTTACCATAGTTTCATTGTAGTTTACGTTCAATCAGGCATGTCACATATAGTAGGAGAAGATCATGAAAGCAATTAAACAGGCATTGCCAAGAGTTATTTACTCATTACCGTTTTTATTCACATTATCTTCACTGATAAGCATAAAATTGGGCGAATGGTTATATTTATTCTTAATCAGTTTTATTTAATGCTTGACAAGTGGAGTAAATAAGAATATTATCGTATTACTTTTTAACAATTCATCGCTAGAAAGTAATACGGCTAATATTTGAAGGATAGCCAAAATTTTAACGTTCTTTAACATTAAAGGGATAAAATCATGATGTATTTAAGTGAACAAGACAAATTTGCACAATCGGGTAGAGTTAACGTTTTATTAAACACTTTGTTAGCTAAACTAAAAGAAACAAATGATGTAACAATAAAATTTAGTGCCACTGGACATAATGATGTAAATAACATTATAGTTAATTTATCAATATACGGTGAAGGCAGTTCGTTCTGTGATAAATTTATAAGCAAATTACATAAATTATTCGCTACTAATTTGAAGCCATTAAAAATTTCATATTGTTTACTTTCTCATCAAATATCTGGATCGAATAATTATGAAGTTTATTTATGCTTTCATCAAAATAGAGCTTTACGCGCATTACTTAATATGATACAGTACTAACTTAGTCACTTCTTATAGCAATTTAGCATCAAAACTAGATTGCTATAGGGAATTGATTGAAAGGGAATCACTTCCGAGAAGCAAAACTTTATCTTTTTAACGTTCTTTTACAATTTAAGGTGAAAATCATGAAAAAAAGCACAACATTAACAGCAAACGACATTGCAAACGTAAAATCCGATGAAATTGAATCAATGAGAGCGCAAAGCATTAGCACCTCGGAAAAACTAGCGGAGATAACAAGTAAATCAGGGATCAAAACTTCGGTGGAAAATGCCGTTGTAAAGTTAGAATTTGCACACGGTAAGAAAGTTGAAGCAAATTTTGACGAATTGACACCGGAACTTCAAAGAATGTGTGGTATCCACGGATTGAAGCAGAAATTAGTTGATAGTGCGGCAATTGCTAAGAATCGTGATACAGGCGCAAGTGCTACGGTCGAAGATAAGTATATTGCCGTATATGAGACCTTTGTCAGATTGTTTCAAGATAAGCAATGGAATAAAGCACGGGAAAGTATGGGAACAAGCAATTTGCTTTTCTTGGCTCTTTCTGAATTGTACGGTAAGGTGAAAAGTGACGAAGAAATTCAAGCATTTTACGATTCTCTTAAACCGTCACAACGCGCGGCAATGATGATTGACAAAGCAATTGAACCGAAGATCAAAGAAATACAAGAAAGACGTGCGGCAGTGTTGAAGGATGTTGACACCGACTCACTCTTAAGCGGTTTTTTGGCTAGTTCTCAAGGTAGCGAAGAAAGTGGAGAAAAAACCGAGTAATTTTTACCTTTAAGATAGGAGATAGGCCGCTAAATTTAATGTTTGGCGGCCTTTTTCTTTGGATGAATGCCAATAGCTATACTGGAATGAGATAATTGATTGTGGCTCATCCTAGTGAGTTTTACTTAATCGACCTCATTTACTTGATATACAATACTTCAACACTTGATAGCGATAACGTGTCACGTTATTCATATCAATTCATGCATAATTCGATATCAATTATTACCTAGCATCCATTCTCACTGAACATGATAAACTTACATTTTTCTCAACTAGTGGAGTAATTAAAATGGCAAAAGTAGGACGACCAAACATTTTACCGTCACATATTCTGGACGCATTCATATATAAAGCATTTGAAACCGAGTCTCTAAAAATACAATTTGCGGAAAGTGGGCAGGCCTATCATGCAATGTTTAAATTACGGCAACGAACCGCACAAATAAGGCGCGAACATGAAGAAACGGGAGCAAATAGAGAGTTGAAAATAATCATGGATCAATTATCAATTTCAGTGGATAAGCCAACTAACACGCTTCATATGTATAAAACCGTGTCGTCAAGTTTCCTAAAGCAAATGACTGAATTTCTAGGAGGGGAAGATAACATCCCGACGATAACTAAAAGTCAAAGTGAAGAAAGTGAAAGGCTTGTCAATGAAGCATTGAAGGAATTGCAAAAGTGAAAGGG